TACCACTTCTTCGTGCTCTTCTTTGTGTGTCCTCGCTACTTCCACCTGGTGCAATTTCTAATATTGCTGCTTTAGTTTGGTCTTCAGGTGCACGCGCTGGGGGAGGAGGAGCTGCTGCTTGACGTGGTGCTTTAGGTGCTGAAAATAATCCGCCCATATTTGTCTCCTATTCTAATATATTATCTTCGGAACGTTCTTTTAATACGTTTAAAAAACGAACCACATCACGTTGACCTGCTTTAAAATACATGGCCTTAGTGTCATCATCTAAATCAGGACTGCGTTCAGGATACAATTTATTAAGCAGTTCAAGTAACTCTTCAACTGTAACTGGTAACCCAATTTCCTGTAATTTCGGTGATTTAGACATATATCTTCTAAGAAGGGAACCTTAGTCAAGACCCACTAACTCACAACTGTTACCAGTGCAAGCAAGTTCTTGACTCCCTGTAGTGTTATCTTCATTTTCATACGCTGACAAATGTGTAAAGTCTATATCTTTAGGCATTTTAGCTACTGATTCATCATATTGTTTCTTAGTTATTTCTTGATACGGAGCTTGTTTATATACGTGGTCCAAAGCTGGTAAGAAACTAATTCCTGCTACCTCTTCAAAATTTGCGTACACCCAGGCGCCAACGTCCATCCATTCATCTTCTTTTACACTGACTGTAACAGATGGTTTATGTTCACACCATTCACGTTGATACATCAACCATGTTTCTAATTGACGTATAGCAGATAACGAACTCGTTGTTAAGCACCCTTTAGGTGAAGCTTGTGGAAAAGAGAACACCATTACATCATCCGGTTTCATCACGTCTGGTTCGTGGGGCACACCTTTATCAATTAACATGCGTGTCAAAGGGTCCTTCATATCCATACGAACTGTTCTAATATAATATGCACTGTATCTCGTGTGTATACCTGACGCTGAATCTACAAGTTGACTAACTGTGCCAGAAGGTTTTATACAAGTGATAGCTGTTGAGTGATTAATACCAAGTTTTTTACTTAAAAGTTTGTTACACTCTACAGCAGTGTTCCTTAATTTGTTTAAGAAACTAGGACTTGGAGCAATCGTGTGTTTGTTATCCATAATTCCAGTAAGCGATACACCTAAAAGTCTTTCCTCTTCAGTGTTAGTTTTCCATAATTTTCTTATGTATTTAAAATCTGTTAAAGTAGATTGAAAAGTGCCAAGAATAGTAGCTAGCTTTATTTTATTTTGAAGACTAACCTGAGTGTCTGTCGCTCTTACTACCACTTCAGTTAGATTACAAAATTGATAAGGCCTCAAGATAATTTCAGAACAAGGGTTGGTACCAAAGTCATGTTCAACTTTTCTTCTACCATTCTCGGCCGCTTTATTTTTAGCAGCTTGGCGATTAAAGATACCGCGTTCACCACTTTTGCTTTCATATAATGCTTTCCATTCCGTCATAAATAAACTCATGTCAGGAGTACGCGTATACACAGCGCTGTTATTGGCTAATGCACGTTGTCCATTTTCTATCCACCACTGTCCCGTTTTAGATTTACGAATACTGTCATCTTGTATGTTGCTTAACGAAATTAAAGCTGAACGTCTTACCCCTCCTACTACAACAACCTCTCCTACTTTACATACTAAATCGTGACACTCAATAGCTTCGAGTTTTCTGCCTGCTGCTTTTTGAAGCAACTCAATTGCAAAGTCAAACAAATCAACTAGAGGTTGGGGACCTGAAGCTCTGCCGCCAAACGTTTTTAAACGAGCACCAGCAGGGCGTACTTGAGTAACATCTACTTTAGGTATTTGTCCTGAGTATAGCATCGCAAGTAGTTCACGAAACGCACTGGCCCACCCAGCCTTGCTATCTTTAACAACAATAATTGTATCACTCTTGGAAAAAGTTTCGGCAATAATAGGCAGTTGTTCTACGTTGTTGTACTCTACGCTAAACCCAACACCAGTACCACATAACAAAATGTACATAACTTCATCAAAACTTCGTACATCATCTATAGGTATGTAACTGCAATTGTAGCCAGCAGTGTGGTCTCTATCAAGGGCAACACCTGCTGTCATAAGTGCACGCATGCTCGGCATGACTTCTAAATTTAAAACAGCTGGTTCTAATTCTAATCTAAGTTTACCCATGTTGTAATTAAATTTTGTTTCTAAATGTTTTTCTAAAAAATCAAAGTATCTTCTTACAGTCTCAGCCCATGTTTCTCTGCGTTGGTTGATTGCATCGAAACGTGCGTAACGAGAGGTGTGTATATATTGCTGGTATATCGTTGGTAACATTACATTGTCCATAATAGTGGTTCTCCTTGAGTCATATCATATTCATCGTAACGAAGTATTCTTGCTACACGCGCTTGTTGTAACACTTCGTCTTTGCTATACCCTTTCTTGTTGTAAGTTTCTACAAGGATGTTCCAATTTTCTACAAAAGAAACTTCAGGGTTTAATAATTTTTCAGCTGTTTTAATTCCTATACCAGGACAGCCGCTGTATCCATCGACTGAATCACCCGCTAGCGTCTGTATTAAAAACCAATAATTACCTTGGTCTTTTGTAACAACAGTCAAATCTTTACCGTCATAAATTTGGCCAGGAATTTGTTTCAAATCTTTATCAATAGAAACAATTATCTTTTCAATTTCAGGAGATGAAACATCCGTAGCAAGAATTCCTAGCACGTCATCAGCTTCCAAAGAATTAAAGACGATGCCGTAGTGTTCATCTATAACGTATTGTTTTAACAAACTAAACAACATAGGTTTACGTTTCTCTTTACGGTTCTGTTTATATGACGGCATAACTTTTTTACGGAAATTAATTTTATCTGAAAACGCAACGATGTAATCTTGTGCGTCTAACAACAACATAAGGTTAGCAAGTTCTCTTCGTATACCTGCTTTACATTTACGTTCATCAGTATGTAATGTCCATATCCCGTCACCCCAGTTGGTTTCTGTTTCAAATTTAGTAGCCACTTTATAAATTAAAATGTCACCGTCAATTAGTAGTTGTTTCATTTAGGTATCCTTGGTAAATTTTTTTTATCAAACAAATCTCTTAATGGTATAAGAATAAATTTGCTTTTGTTATAGTCACCGCCGTAACGAGCTGTGTCTAAATATTTTTTAGCCAGACGTTTAACAGTTTTAGTATCAAATATTAATCTGCAATAATCTTCTTTACCTAAAGCTAGTATCTGTATCCAGTAATCTGCCTTGGTTGTCATGATGCCTGACGGTTTTCCGTAGCTTTCTATTTCTAAACAAATGTTGCCACTTCTGAACCACCAATCACGTTCAGTTTTTATTTCAGCTTTAGTTTTTTTAGCATCAAGAATTGCAACGATGCGATTCTCTCTGTCTAAACCGTATTGTAAATCTTTATCAAAATCAGGGTTACCTTTTCTTGGACTCAATGTGTTTCACTCCAGTTATCTCCAATGTTATATTCCCCTGTAAGAGGTAATCGGAGATTGAAATGTTTTCCTGTTCGTTCAATAGCAGCGACTGCAATCTTACCAATCGCGTCGGCCAAGGATGCTGGACACTCAACTTGTATCTCATCATGTACCCAAACAACCTGTTGAACATCTGGGTATTTAGCTACGGCTTTATCAAATTCAATAAGCCATTGCTTGCATACAATCGCACCACCTGATTGTAACAACGTGTTGAGTGCTGCGTGCGGAGAACGTACTTTAACATTTCTTTTATCTAAACCAATTAAATAACCACGAGCGGCAGCCAGCTGTACGTTCTCAATGAGCGTGTTGAGAGCTGGTAAGTTATTTAAAAAACGTTTCTTTACTTTGGATGCCTCGTGCACACTCTTACCTGTGACCTGTGCAATCTTTTTGACACCGCCTCCATATAAGAAACAGTAGTAAAAACGTTTAGCTAAATCACGACTATTTAATCCAGCTAATTTCTGTGTCTCTGTGTGGATGTCACCATTTAACACCACGTCTGCATATTTACCATCATCATATTTAGCCATATAATGTGCCAACATGCGCACCTCTAATCCGGAGACATCAATTCCAACCAGTTTATTACCTGGTAATACAGTAAACAACGAGCGACATTCTCTACCATAAGGAACACTAACACTAGGAACCTGTGCTAAATTTGGATTAGTGTGGGAGGCACGGCCAGTTACAGTAGAATTGGTATTACAATTTCCATGTATCCTACCATCTACTTCACATTTTAACCATGCCTGTTTCCCGTTAGCGACTTGAGCAATACGTTTCTCTAACAAAAAATGTTCTGCTAAAGGTTTTGCTTCATCGTAAGGAAGGCTACTAA